GGGTACACTGGGGGTACACTGGGGGTACACTGGGGGACATCTCTCAGTTAATCGTATAGAGCATGGGTGTATCTCCCCCTGAGTGTAACCGGAGTGATACTCAGGGTGTTACTCAGGGGGACTGATGGTAGATACTTAGGGTATTAACCTTGGGATACTGTCTATAAGTGGTCTCTAATTTAACTACTTGATACCATAGGAAGAAATCCAAGTGTCATTCGAGGACGATCCACCCCGTCCGAGAGCATTATCCATGAAGCTTGCGAGGGCATCGTCGAGTGCAATCTGCTTGGCTTCATCAATCCCGGCTTCTTCATCCCTGTGCATCTGCTCGGTGAACCGGGCGACAGCGATTGAGAGGGCATCCAGACGGTCATCGTGACGTAGGCACCCGCGTTCGGCTGTGAGACGGGTCATCTGGTAGATCAGCATCTTGGACTGCCGCACGGTCTGCTCATACTTCATGGCAGTACGGAAGTCTTCTTCGATCACTTCAGGAGAGATCACCAGTTTGTGGTTCATCATCACAGGTTCCAGAGTGTCGATGATACGACGTTCCTTCTGCTGCGAGTGGCGGACCTCTTCCAAGGCACATGGATGGATACGTGCAAGGATTGGACCAAGCAGTTGTGAATACATGCCATCACCGAAGTTGCTCTCGATGATCACCTCGTTGACCTTGTGCTTCTTAGCGATGTGCGCAAGTTCAGTCAGGGTGTCCTTGTCGTAGCCACCTTCAAGACCGCCACAGGCTGTGACGTAGAGGTAACCGTTGATCATCTTGACCACAGCATATCCGGTTTCATCCTTACCGCGACCCGATGGGTCAATCGACATGATGCTTCCGGTGAACTCAGCCGTGATGTCTCCGACGTTCATAGGTGGGAACATCTTGTCGCCACGCATGGCAACACAGGGTAGGTCCTTGTAAACCCGCTCTTCCAGTGGACCCCATTGTAACTTGAGAGGTGCCATTTCTGGGTCGATGGACATAACAATCAGGTCACGAACCTTGAGTGGAAACCGTTCGCTATCCGAGAGTGCTGTCGAGAGCATGAACTGCATGGCGAAGCCAGCTTTGCCGTAAGAGGCCTCACGTTCGATCAGGTCTGCGTCGTTAAAGCGTTGAGGGTCAGCAGGGGCACCCACAGCGTATGTGAGAGCTTGGATGTAAGGAGCTAGGGTATCACCGTAAGCCTCGCACATGACGCTGTCAGGCATCCTAGCGGGCCACACACGGACCTCGTAGCCACGCTCGGGCAACTTGGTGTAAAGACTGTCTTCTGTCTGCGGCGTACCGAGATAGATGATGCGTGATGTTGGCAGCGGCTTGAGGATCGCGTCGAACTCTTTCACGGCTTCGGACAGTTTGTCACGAGACGTTTGAGTGAAGACGTTGTTTAGGACTTCGATGTCATCTGCAATGATCAGGTCAGCACGGCTACCTGTCAGCTGACCAGTGATACCGACGGACTTAACCGAAGCGGACTGAGAGGCTGTCGCTGGGCCGACGTCGAAGCTGATCTTGGACTGACGTTGGTCGCTGCTCGGGCGGAGGTACTCGAGACCATCCATTTCCCAGATGAGACGCTGTGTAAACGTCGAGAAGGCATCAGCTCTCTCTTTGGAGGCCGAGACTACCATGATCTTACACTCGGCGTCACAGAGTAGCCTCCAGACGACGTATGAGGCAGTAATATGAGATTTTCCCACGCCCCTGAAAGCTTGGATGCAGGTACGCTTCTTGCCGTGTTGCAGGAAGTCAGCGATGTCGTACTGCAGAGGGGTCGGTTCTGGCAGGTTCAGATATTGGTGAACGAACCAGAGGAATACTTTGAAGTCCTTACGGAGCTTCTGGTGGAAGTCGGATTGAGGAATAACAGCGGCCACAGCCCCTCCAATCGCCTGCTAGAGGCGTCAAGTTTAAGTTTCATGAATGGTTGCTCCCGAGAGCCTTAGAGGCCCTCAGAGAGGCTTGTTGAGAGGGCGCAGGCGGCTGCTAACTGGGCAGCAAAAAGATCGAGTTCCACCAGCGTTTGATCCGAGAGTAGGACCAGTTCTTTCTCGGTGAACGTCGGTGTAGGGATCGCGCAGATCGCATCAGCGGACCCAACCGTTGTCGCGCAACCTGCTGATAGCAGCATCACGGGTAGGAGATACTTTAACATTCTTGATGACCTCCTCGGTCTTGATGAACACTTCGAGTTGTTCGACGCGGATTGCTTCCCGTTCACGCCCAGCGCCAAACTGCATGGTCCCGAAGAGGATGCCAGCGGCAGCGATGAGAGTGATCAGGAGCTTTCCGATACGGGATGTGAGGAACGCCATCATTTGCCCGGTCCATTTTTGAACACGGCGTCGATAGCGAAGGCCCCGGCGTTGAATGTGAAGATCGGGAGGGTCAGGTAACGGGCAGCTTCCATAGCCACCTCGTTCCAGACACCCCAGACGAACATAACGCCGAGGAAGACCAGCATTGCACCAGCCACCTCACGTTTGTAGGTCTTCATAGTTGGGTTCCTTTCAAGAATAGCGCACGTTCTTCTTTGCGACGCTTGGTGAGGCCACGGAGACGGACCATCTTGCCGTTCTGGCGTTGCTTGTCCCACTTCAGGAACTCATTTGCAGCCCCTACGTAATCGTAAGCATTGAGACGCTTGAGCAACGTGGATGAACCGAAGTTGCCCCCTCCGAGGTTGAAGATGAAGCTTGCCAGAGCGTCGTATTGCGGCTGTGAGAGAGGCACCTTGACCCGTTGGGCGATGACAGCCCGAACCCATGCGAGGTCGCGCCGTAGCAGGCTCTCTGCCTCCTGTATGGTGATCCTCATGCCCATCTTGGCGGTACTCGTGTGCCCCCAGCCAATCGTGGGGACATCGTGGGGTGTCGGGAGGTACGCCTTGAGACGAAGAGACTCATGACGCTTGATCATATCGATGTTCTCGACACGGGTTGGTTGACCGTTGGTGGCAGGTTTCACTTCGGGTCGCTTCTTGGGCCGCAGAACGGCTTTGAGTTTCTCTAAGAATGTCATGAGGTTTCCTTAGTAGTGGCCGGGGTCTTGACCGTCCAAGAAGCCACCAATCATGTCCGCGAGTTCACGCTTCGATGGATCGTTGTTGTTCTTGTGACGTTTGACCCGGGTTGTTGTAAAGAACTCCCGAGGGAACTCTCGGAACAGGATGGTGCCGACCGTCCAGTTGTGGAGGGTGTTCAGAACCGCGAAGAAGAGCGCGTACACGTACACGACCTTTTTCCAACCCTTCCGATGTAGTAAGTAACCAAAAGAGTACGCGGCGTAGACCACGGCGATGATAGGACCCATCAACAGGACGGCGAGGACGGCTCGGAAGCCGATCAGTTTGGTGTCAGCAGTTAGCATTAGGAGTTCCACCCGAATAGCGCATCAACTTGTGCGTCAGTCATACCCGCCACGACGCCTAGCAGGGTAATCATAGGGTGGTTGCGCTGGATTTCCTGCACCGCCGCCCACTCAATCTGCACTTCTTCCCGAACGTCTTGCGATAAGCCAGACAAAGCGTCCGTGAATGCAGGAGGCCAATCACCCTTAGCCGCTGCGATAGCGTCTTGCGCTGATAGGACACCAGCCCGCTTTAGGGCGATGCAGAAGTCGAGGCGGGATATCGTGGCTGTTGTGCGCCATGCAGCAGGGTCCGCCTGTTTCATCTTGATAATCATGTGCCAACCCCATCTGTTAAATCCACATCGTCAACCGTCCAGAGTTCGCGGTCGGTGCGGTCGGTCGGAATTTCGGACACATCAACTATTTTGTATAGCAAGCCCGTTGGCACATCCTTATCGGCAATTTCATTTACCGTTAATCCGCCTGCAAGCGCCGGAATAACCACTGAAACGCCGCCGTCTGCGTTCTTATATATAATACGTTTTTCCATATTCATACCCTATCTGAAAACAATGACATGACCCGTAGACACGTTTGAAATTGATGATCCCCTTGTCGGGTTCTGTACCCTAACACTTCCTGTTGTTTGCGAAATAACAACCATGAAATTTGTATCACTCCCGCTAGTTGCCGAAACCGCGTAGTTGGTATCTTGCATGGCCGTAGTGAAGTTGACGGTATAGTCACCCGTGCCATTGTCTGTGACGCTGGAAACATTACCAGACCCCAAAATACCACCTGCCGCATTGAATTTGACCCATGCCCTAGCCGCGTAAATAGGTGCAGAACCCGTCGCGTTAAGTTCCGCTGCAACGTCTGTAGTTGCCGCAAGCGCCGCAATAGCCTCCGCTGTTCGCAAGGGCGTCATAAGCTGATCGTTGTTCGTGCCTGCCTCAGCCTCCGCTTGAGATGCTAAGTCTATCGTGATCGAGGAGGCACTCGCAGCAGCAGCAGCTTCACTCGCGGCAGCAGCGGATGCACTCGTAGCAGCGATGGCCGCGCTATCGGATGCTGAAGTCGCGTTCCATGATGCTATGGTTGCACTCCCCGAGGCCGCAGTCACAGAAGCGTTAATTGTAGCGGCTACGTCACTTGCAGCAGTCGTTGCGGCAGCTTCCGCAGCATTCTTGGCAATCACAGCAGCATCTCGAGCAGCCTCAGCGGCATCCCTGAAAACAGAAGCAGCAGCCGTGCTTTCACCGACGATCCATACTGAACCCGTCCAATAGTTAAGCGCCCCATCCACGTTATTGTAGTACACGGCACCTACCTGCAGGGCGTCACCTTCATTATCAACTAAAGGTGCCGTGTCGTGCGAACCGAGGTATAACTTGGTGAACTCTTCGTTGGCATCCGTTGCCTCTTGAAGGGCATACGTCAGGTACTGGGAGTTCTTGTTGAGGTTCTCGGATGACAGCGAAGCGCCTCCACCAAAGACAACAGCAGGGTTGGCAATGGGTGTCTCACGGAACAGCTTAATG